ACGGCGGTCTTTCGCAAGGCGCAGAGGACGCTTGAGGACGCCTTGCTCGGCGCGTAGGATTCCGTATCCCAGTTCGCAGTACCAATCAATTTCTCGCTTACGAGCTTGCCCGACACGCGTACCGTCAGCGGCGTCTATATCGGCGGCTTTGCCTTCATCAGTATCTACTTCGAGTTCGCGTACGATTGCACGAAAAACGCCTGGGAGAATATCGAGATCGCGAAGGCCGGCAACGTGTCGTTCATCGGCGAATCTTTTGTCATCCCAGCGACAAACGCGGCAGACAGCCATAATACGCACAGGTTCTTCTATGCTGCAGGGAACGTCGTGTCGTTGCGTCATTCGGATACGTTCACCGACCCCAAAGGGCTGCGACACTGGGGCACTTTGGTGGCTCCTGCAAAGCTTGTGTAATCGGCCGGCATTCCGTATCCCAGGCACGCTCGGGCATCGTGACCGCGAAGTGGGGCGACATCGAGGTTGAGGGCTTCGAGCGCGCGGGCGTCGCGGTCATCAGGGCGTCGCGCTGGGGGCAGAGCGGCACGTCGCTCGTGCCCGACGTCGGCAGCGCAAGCCTAATCGGCACCATCGCCGCAGGCTACCGCCCTGCGAGCTACTGGCAGGCGTCAATCGGGCTCGACGACTGCATCGTGGAGGCGTGTCCCGACGGTCGGCTGCTCATGTACTCGCTCAGCGGGCAGTCGCACAGCGTGCAAGCCTTTCGCGGCGAGATCGTCTACCCCGTGGGCTGCTAGGGCCGCTCAGCAGATATAGGCGCCTGAGGCAAAGCACCATGCGCCCGACGTCAGGTCGCACCCCTTGGTTTCGATGTAGAGCTCGCCGGCGCCGTTGACGTAGGCGCAGCACCCTGACGCGACCTTGTCCTGTACGGCCACAGCGTAGCGGGCGTCGCCGCACTTGGAGGCAGGCAGGCCACTCGCGAGCTTGTAGCTGGTGTAGGCTCCAAGGCCTTCGATGAGGCTGCTGAACGTCCACACGCAGAGGTGCCCGAACTTGTACGCTGCGACCGGCACCGATGTCAGATTCGTGACGGCGACGGCTGAGACTTGGGATACGGAATCCCCGAGGGCCTTGAGGGAGGGAAGCACCGTGAAGAGCTGCACGGGGGCGCCGACGCTCACGCCGGTGATGGGCAGGCGCCACAGAGGCATGTCGACCGTGGTTTTCCCGTCGATGATGGAGCCCGTGTTGTATGCCGGGTCAGACGGCGTGCCCGTGGTGGCGGTGCCCTTGATGACGGCGAGCGACACCGACTCCACGCCCGTGGAGGTGGCCTTCGAGTAGCGCGCCACCACCAGGTCGCTGCGGTTCTGGCCGGAGACCCCGTTGACCACCGAGAGCGAGGTAGCCGACTCGCTCGCCACGTCGCGGCCGTTGATGCGCGCCATGCCCGTGCCGATAGTGACGCTGTTGGCCGAAGCGACCGTGCATTTGAACTTGTCTAGCACGTCGAAGACGTACATGCCCGTTCCGGCAACGCCTGCGTTGGCGAGGCCCGCCTGGGCGGCCGTGACGTGCTCGGTTCCCGTGTGACCAGTTACCAGCTCGATGGCCATGCTAGGCCTCCTTCGTCTTGTTGCTCACGAAATCGAGCACCTCGCCGTCTTGCTTGGAGATGAGCACGCGGTAGGGCGCGTAGCAGTCGGGGCACAGAAGCCGGTCGTCGGGCTGGCCGTTAGAGTCGATTCGCTTCACGTTGCGCCAGGACTGCGCGTCGGGGTTGGTGGAGGTCGCGTAGAGCACCTTCCCGCAGCGGTCGCACACGTACTGGTTGTAGCCTGTGGTCATTGCCATGGCGGCTCCTTTCTTTCGACGTGGCGATTGTCGGACAGGTGTCGCTACGCCGTGCGATGCCAGGCGATTGGCCCCATGGTGGTGGCCAGCTTCTCCCACGTGCCGCCGTAGGTCGCTGGGTTGAAGCTGGCATTGGACGTGTAGAAGTACGACCCCACGGGGTGGTTCGCCAGGAAGATCGTGGCCGTCGACGGCGTGGTGCCCGCAGGCCCCTGCGGCCCCTGCGGCCCGGTCGCTCCCGTCTTGCCGGTGGGGCCCTGCGGACCCGTCGGCCCGGTCGGTCCCTGCGGCCCCGTCGCGCCCGTGGCTCCCGTGGCGCCCGTTGCGCCTTTGGGGCCCTGAGCGCCCGTGGCACCCTTTATCGAGCCGGCGTAGGCCCACTTGGCCGCCGTGGCCGCTCCAGCTACCGTGCAGCGGTACACGGCCCCCGTCGAGGTGTTGAGGTAGTAGTCGCCGACGAGCGCCGACGAGATGCCCGTGGAGAAGACGGCGGCCGTGGTGGACGTGCCAGTTACTTCGGTGCCGCTGTACCATTGGCTGCCGCGCTGGCCCGTGGCGCCCGTCGCTCCCCTCGGGCCCTGGGCGCCGGTCGCGCCCGTCGGGCCCTGGGGTCCGGTCGGTCCCTGCGCGCCGGTGGCGCCCGTCGCGCCCGTCGCTCCGGTGGCTCCCTTCGGCCCCTGCGGCCCGGTGGCTCCCGTGTCCCCTTTCGGGCCCTTGACGTTGCCCAGCAGGTACTGTGTCATGCTTGTTGCTCCTTAGACCGTGTAGTAGAGGTTGCCGGTAGTGCTGTCGTAGGTGAAAGGCGGCTTCTCCGCCCCATCCGCCACGCTGACGTAGAGGTTGCCCGACGAGTCCACCGACAAGCTGAAAAGGCCAGACGCCGGGACGGTCACGCCGCTGTCTCCCTTCGGCCCCTGCGGCCCCTGGATGCCTTGGGCGCCCTGCGGCCCGGTGGCCCCCGTGTCTCCCTTCGGGCCGGTTGCCCCCGTGGCGCCCTTCGCGCCCTGGATGCCCTGCGGGCCTTGCGGGCCAGTGGCCCCGGTCGCTCCCTGCGGTCCCGTGGCGCCTGCGACGCCCTGCGGGCCCGTCGGGCCTGCGGGGCCGGTATCGCCCTTGACGCCCTGCGGCCCTTGGGGACCCGTCGGGCCCGTTGCGCCCGCAGCCCCGGTCGCTCCCGTGGCGCCGGTCGCGCCTTTCGGCCCGGCCGGTCCCGTGGCCCCGGCCGGGCCAGTTGCCCCCGTGGGGCCCTGGATGCCCTCGGCGCCGCTTAGGTCGGCAAGGTACTCGTAGGCGCTCGCGCCCTTGATGTACAGCTTGGCGTTGTCGGGATCGGCGATTCCGCTGCTGATGATGACGAGGTTGCCCGCGGCCACGCCGTCGGTGGCGTAGCCCGCGTTCATGGCCTCGACGCTCTCGTAGGTCTTTGTGATGCCCAGGGCGTCTCCCTTGTCGCCCTTTGGTCCCTGCGGGCCTGTCGGGCCTTGCGGGCCTACGGGGCCTTGCGGCCCCGTTGCGCCCTTCGGGCCGGTCGCGCCGGTGTCCCCCTTGACGCCCTGGATGCCCTGCGGGCCCGTGTCCCCCTTGGGGCCTTGGGGACCCGTCGGCCCTTGGGCGCCCGTGGCGCCGGTTGCCCCGGTGTCGCCTTTGAGCCCCTGCGGGCCCTGGGGGCCGGTGGGGCCCGTGGCCCCCGTATCGCCTTTGACGCCCTGGTCGCCCTTGGCTCCCTGGGGCAGGACGAGGTTCAGCGTCCAGTGGGGCGAGGCGCCCGAGAGCGACGCCGTGGCCTTGCCGCCCGCTGCCACTGTCGACACCGTGCCGATGGCAAAGGTGGCCCCGTCGATGGTCTTCTGGGCCTTGGATGCGGCCTCGCTTGCGGCGGATGCGTCCTCCACGCCCTGCTGGGCCGTCTTCGAGACGGCGTCGAGCTCGCCCTGCGTGACGTCTGCCGAGATGGTGCGGCCTGAAATCGAGATGCCCGCGCCGGCGGTGTAGACGCTGCCGCCCGACGAGCCGCCCGACACCGACATACTGGAGGACGCCGCCCTGGCGTCACCGCCGACCTCGTACGACACCGTGGGGCGGCCCGAGGCGCCGACCTTCACGATCTTCTTGGTGATGGTCGCGCTAGCGGTGACGCCCGTTTGCGGGTCCTCCGCGCCCACGACGTCTCCCACGTCGTAGGACTCGGCGGGGGATGGCAGGCTGAGCTTGACCGTGTCGGCGAGCTGGAGCTCTGCCAGCTTCTTCCTGCCGTCTTCCTTGAGGTCGTCGAGCTCGGCGCTGGAGTAGTCGTACACGGCGGCGCGGTGGTCGGCCCCGAAAAGGTTCTGCGTCTCCGACACGTTGCCGGCGGCGTCTGCGTAGCAGTCGTAGCGGATGCGGTCCTTGAGCTCGCCCTTGCCGAGGCACACCAGATGGTTGACGGGGCGGGCGTCGCGCTCGATGTCGACGTCGACCAAATCGCCGTTGAAAACGTCCCCCGACGTGTAGTCGGCGGCCTTCGCGGCCGACAGGACGGCCCGCGAGCCGTCCCAGGCTATGAGCAGCTTGGCACCGGATGCCCTCAGCATTTTGAGGATGCCCGCGTAGCCTGTCGTGTACCGGTCG